ACTCCGCCTGCGGGGACTGCGCTTACGGCGGTGGATGCCCTGGCCACGGCCACGGCTCCGGGTCAGTTCATCTACATGGACGTCGCGGCCCTGGAGAACATCTGATGCTGGCTCACTCCGAGCGCCTACGCCGCTGCCTGGCGGACGGCACCTTCCTGAAGATCGCGCCTGTGCTGGAGTGGTCCCCGGACTGGACGCACTGGTATCCGCTGACCGTGATCAGCGGATCGCACACCCAGGACCGCACGAGCACCGTCCGCTGGACCACGTCCGCCACGGTGCAAAAGACGCTACCGGTGGGCTTCGACGGCATCCACGCGCTCGGCTGCCGCATGCGGCTGCGGCTGGCCGTCTCCTTCCTCGGGTCATCCCCGGAGTACATCCCGGCCGGGTTCTACTCGGTGACCGGGGTGACGGAAGGCCGCACGAACATCCAGCTGACCGGCTCCAGCTTCGAACAGGACGTCATCGACTCCACGTTCCCGGTGGCCCGAAGCCTGCCGGACGACCGGTCCACGACGATGCGCAGGCAGGCGGAGAGGCTGATCACCGAGGCGGTCTCGGACGCCCGGTTCTACTGGGATGAGCGCCTGGACTACAACACCGCCATGTCCGCCATGTCCGTGGACAGTGACCGCTGGTCCGTGGTCCACGGCCAGGCGGGCGACGCCTCTGTGGCCACTGCGCTGGCCGCTGACGCCCTCTGCGACGCCTCCGGGGCATTCTCCTTCGTCCCCCGCCCGTCGCTGGCTGACGCGCCCGTGTGGGCGGTCACCGAGGACGACCAGACCAAGATCGATGCGACGGCCAGCTACGACCGGCAGGGCGTCTTCAACCTCGTGGTGATCTCCGGCACGCCCTCGGACGGCGGCAGCCCCGTGGGCCCGGTCTTCGTGTGGGACGACGACCCCAACAGCCCCACCTATGCCGGGGTCGACCCGCTCAACCACCCGGAGAAGGCAGGCCGTTTCGGGGTCAAGCCCTACCGCTACGACTCGCCGCTGATCACCACCACCCAGCAGGCGTGGCAGGTCGGCAAGGCGATCCTGGCCGACGTCACCGGGGAATCCCTCACGGTCGGCTTCACCAGCCGCTTCCACCCCGCCCAGGAGGCCGGGGACATTGTGACCGTCACCCGCGCCAACGGGCGCCTTGAGCGGCATGTCGTGGACTCCATCAACTACACGTGGGCCTCGGGCGCCGCGACCTACACCACGCGCAGCACCAAGCAGGAAGTGACCGTCAATGTCTGAGGCAGCGCACTTACTGTCCAAGCTGAACGCCAACGAGCGGCCGATCAGGACGCTGCGGGCCACCGTCTCCGCCTACCGAGAAGACGGCCTGGTCAACCTGACCTACGGCACCGCGCACATCTACGGTGTGCCCTGCCTGGCCTCCTACAGCAAGCGCACCATCGGGGACACCGTGCAGGTGCTGGATCTGGGCAGCAACACGTGGGTGGTGCTGGGGGTCATCGGCAACCCGGACACCGCGTACGTGGGCCCGAACACCCAGAACACCGGCTACTCCATGTACAGCACGGCCACCCTGGCGGCCCAGGGCACCATCGACCCAGCGTTCGAGGGCTACGTAGGCGCCGCCTCCGACAACAACACCCCCGTGCTGCTGGCCTGGTCCTACTACAACGGCACCTCCAACGTCCTGACGACAGGAGCCTCCGGCAAGACCTCCGTGACCGTCACAGTGGCCCGCACCAACGTGCTGCACGGCAAGTCGACGGCAATAGACCTGCGGTTGTGTCCGCACAACTTCAATACACTACCGACCACCATTTCTCTGGACACCGATTCATTCAGCCCGGTCGTTTTCCGGCTGGAAATAGGAGAGGTGCGCAGCCTCTCTCTGCCCTCGGACTGGGTGACCGCCATCACGGCCACCACTCCCACCATCAAGGGATTCGCCGTACGCCCGCTGATCACCACCCCCTGGGATTCCAGCTACGTGATATTCAGCCGCACCTCAGGCGGTTTTCGAGCGGTTTAATCGGTATAGTTGATCGACAGTAAGGGAGGAAATCAGTGGGATCGGTTCTCAGCGCATTCTCCGGGCTTCCTGTGCCGGACAGCGCCGCCAGCAACGACGTCCCATTCTGGTTATCCCAGCTGGTGGCCGTCATGGACGACGCGCTCATCCTGACGGCTACCAGCACCACCGACCGGGACTCCCGGTACTTCAACGCCCCCTCCGGGGTGATATGCGTGGTTCGCGGGGCATCGTCCCCGTTCGCGATCACGGGCGTCTACGTGAAGACCTCCGACGTCGGCACGGCAACCTGGTCCGCCATCTGGTCGGCTCCCGCCCCGGCGTCCCCGGTCCCGATCCCCCTGGCGGACGGCTTCCAGACGACCAACGGCAAGCCCCCGGTGGCCGTCTACAGCGCCCCGTCAAACACCTGGACTCTCTGGGGCAACATCGCCCAGATCAACAGCGGCAACATCATCAGCGGCACCCAGATCGGGTCGCTGCCCGCCGCCGTGGCGCTCAACGCCACCATCCAGCCCTACTACGAGGGCATCTCCACCAGCTCGATGACCGGCTCAGGCTGGCCGTCCGGGGCCGTCAAGATCTCCATCGCGGCCTCCGGCACCATCACCGTGGGCATGGCCGGAAACATCCAGGTGTCCTGGGTCGGCCTTGACGGCATCGTCTTACCGGGAGCCTGAGCCATGACCCGGTACCTCTACGGTGGCGGCGGAGACGGCGACATCATCCAGCCGTCCGGCGCCCCGTACGTGAACGCCACGGCCACGATCTACGACTCACGTACGAGCGGCACCCGGATCACCGACCTCCAGAACATTTCCGGAGCGGCGGTCACCTCGGTGACGACGGACTCCTTCGGGCAGGCGGTCTTCTTCGGGCCGGACAACTACATCGCCACCCTGTGGCTGGACTTCGGCTCCGGCGTGCGCTGGGCCCTGTCCCCGAAAGCGGTCGACCTGGCCGCCACGAGGGCGATAGCCGTCCAGCGCGCAGCGGACGCAAACGCGGCAACCCTGTCGTACACGCCGAAGGCACACCTGCCCTACAGCCCGAACGACCCGCTGGAGCAGGCCCTTGCAACAGCCCTGGACGGCGGGGTCATCAACCGGGTGGCCTCCCAGTCGGCCCGGGACGCAGCCTTCCCCTCCCCGGTCAACGGTGACCGCGTCTACCGGCTGGACCTGGCAGCGGAGCAGGTCTACAACGGCTCGCTGGGCGTGTGGCGCACCAGCAACTACGTCTTCGACTACGGGTCCGTGGGCGTCACCAACACCGTGTCCAACACGGCCACCGAGACGGTCATCAGCTCCGCGACTCTCCCGGGCAACTACGCGACCCCGGGTGCCACCTTCCGGGCCACCGCGTTCGGCGTAGCCATCCCGGCAGCCTCCACGACCCCCACGCTCACCTTCCGCCTGAAGGTCGGCGGGGTCACCGGTACCTCCGCTGCCGCCGCAGTGTTCACCGCTGCCAGCAACGCGTCCCCGACCAACCGGCCTTGGCAGCTCACCGGGTACTTCACGGTCCTGACCGTGGGCGCCGGGGCCAACTGGTTCGGCAGCCTCCAGGCGCTCTCCTCGCTGACCAGCACGACCACCCTGAACGCCGCCGACGCCTCCTTGCGCAACGACGGCACGTCGGTCTTCGTGAAGGACTCCACGGTGAGCCAGACCCTGGCCGTCACCGCGCAGTGGGGGACCGCTTCGGCCTCCAACATCTGCACCCTGTACGGGTGGTCTTGGGAGAGGATCAGCTGATGGCCCGGTACCTTTTCGGCGGCGGAGGGGACGGGGACATCATCCGGTCCACCGGTCTGCCGTTCATCAACGCCACGGCTAACGTGTGGAGCGCCCGCACGGGCGGGTCACAGATCACCGATCTCCAGACCGTCTCAGGTGCGTCGATTACAGCGGTGACCTCGGACTCCAACGGTCAGATCGTGTTCTTCGGCCCGGACAACTACATCGGTGTGCTGTGGATCGACTTCGGCTCTGGTGTCCGGTGGGCGCTCTCCCCGAAGGCCGTGGACCTGGCGGCCTCCCGGGCCATCGCAGTCCAGCGGGCGGCGGATGCGGCTGCTCCGTTGCAGACGGCGAAGGCCAAGCTGCCGTACACGTCGAACGACCCGCTGGAGGCAGCTCTCGCCTCCACGCTGGACCCGCTGGTCATCCCGCGCTTCGGTAGCCAGACGTCCCGGGATGCCGCGTTCCCGGCCCCGGTGATCGGGGACCGCTGCTTCCGCTCGGACCTCGTGTGCGACCAGGTGTACAGCGGCACCGAGTGGCGCAACCTGATGCCGCTCAGCTTCTGGAACAGCGGCACCTACCAGATCAACTTCGCCACGTCCGGCACGTTCACGCTGGGCTCCGGCAACCAGGGCCTGCGCTGGATCCAGCGGGGCAAGACAGTCGACTTCTACCTGTGGGTATTCTTCGGCTCGGACACGACGGTCGGCACCGGAAACCTGACGATCGACGGGCTGCCCTGGAATTTCAACTCCAACGCCCTCAACAACCAGAACATCTCCGGACAGTGTGCGTCAGGTGCGGGGCGTTTCCCGTGCGTCGCCCAGCCTTCCGGAGCGAACTCCTACACCTTGTGGGCACCGGGTAACACGACTTCCCCCGCCTATGTCCAGATCAAGGGAACAGGCGGTGCCCCCGGTGGCGGCTCCTGGAACGCGGGCAGTTTCATCCGTCTTTCTGGTTCCGCAGAACTAGCCTAACGGAAAGAGAAATCATGGCCCTTGTACGGAATTACTACGGCGGTAGCCCCGACTTCGTCCCGACAAATGCGATCATCACGGCGAACTACTTCGTGGCGGGTGCGGATGATTTCGTGGCAGGCACGTTCGAGACGAAGGGCCTGCTGACGGAGGACCAGATCGACCAGCTGGTGGACGCCTTGCAGCATGCCTGTGCCGGTCTGCCCTGGGTGGTCAACCTCTCTGTATTGGCCACAGAACCCGGCAACCGGGCCTGGACTATCACCGATACCCCGTAACAGGGATTCAACCGAAATAGCCCAGTTTGCTACCATTCGGAAAGTCAATTCCGGTTCCTGAGGGACGAGTTAAATGAGCATTCCGTTAGAAGCCCTCATCACTGCGGGCGCAGGCATATTCGGGAGCGCCGCGCTCTACGCCGGGACCCGGTTTGCGGCCAAGGGCACTGCGGCCACGGAAAATCGCAAGGTCAAGCTCACCGAATTCGAGGCCTTCAAGACGGCCTACTACGAGCGCATCGAAGAATTCGAGGACCGGTACAAGGTCCAGGAAGAGAAGATGACCAGGGTGGAAGGCCTTCTTCGATTAGCCCTGAAGCACATCGTGGACTTACGCGCGGACATGCGGCGGCACGACGTCAACCCCACCAAGGGCACCCCGCCCGAGCTGGAGACGCTGCTGTGGACCTTGTCCGACGACGAAGTACAGGCAAGGCAGGGCGAGTGATGCGCGCCCCCCGTGCTCAGCTCCGACAGGCTCTGATCGCGGCCGGGGCGCCCAGTGGTACCTGGCAGAAGCCGCAGATGGCGGAGATCCTTTCCGCCGTCGCACTCGCGGCGTCAGCCGTCCAGGGAGAGGCCGACTGCTCCAAGGTCGATGGAGACCGGGTCGGCCCTTTCCAGATCTACACCCGGCAGCAGGCCACCGGACACAGCACCCCGCGCGATCGGGAATGGCTGCTGGACTCCCTGTCCAACAGCGCTCTGGCGGCCGTGGCACTCACGCACATGAACGGCCTGAAGGAGTGGCCGGAGTACGTCCTTGGGGCGTACTGCCGCTACCTCCCCGAGGCCTTCCCGCCGCCCATCAGGCGGCCCGAGGACGGCGTCCCCTACCAGGAGGCCACCGTCTTCCCCGGACTTCCCCTGCGCCTGCTCATGCGGGCCTGCGGGTGGATCGCACCGTCCAACGCGGACGCCGAGCGGATCGCCCGGACCAACGGCTTCCCCACTGCCGCAGACGTCCCCGCAGGGGCCGAGCTGCGCATCCCTGTACAGCGGGGCTGGTAAGCGGCCTCGTGTCGTGATCAAGAAGAGGACAGCATGAACAAGTTCCTGAACCGCGAGTTCGTCAAGGACTTAGCGGAGCGCACCGTGTCCACCTACGTCCAGGCGTTCTTGGGCCTGGAGCTGGCCGACATCACCAACCTGACGAGCCTGGGCGCCACCAAGGCCGTCGCTCTCGCCGCGCTGCCTGCCGCTCTGGCGGTCCTGAAGGCCGCGCTGAAGAACTCCGCCAAGCCGGACTTCTCCCAGGGCGCCTGACCTGCGAGAAGGGGCGGCAGTTCCCTCTGGGCTGCCGCCCCTTCAACGGTTAAGATCACCCCGTAAGCAGGCTTTCCAGCAGAGGCGGTAAACGTGGATGCTCAGCAGCACACAGCCGAGGACCGGTGTGACCGGTGCCGGGCGCAGGGCTACACGACTTGGGCGCTGAAGGGCCTTTTGCTCACGTTCTGCGGGCACCACTCCAACCGCTACGCGGACTCGCTGATCTCCCAGGGCTTCCAGCTGTCGAAGGATGACACCCTCGCTCTCCACTCGAAGTGATAGGCCTCCAGCCGCCCTCCTGCTAAAGTAGATACAGCGAAAGGTCAGGTGATCGCCCTCATGACGGACAAGATCAACAAGCCCGGAACGATGGAAACATCCCTGACCTAGGAGCGTGATCCACATCTCCTTGACGGCCGGACTGAGATGCCCGGCCGTCTCGGAGAGGGATCAAGCCTCATGAATGTCCGCTGTGCCTCCCGGTCTGGCCTCCTCGCTACCTCCGGTCCCCGAGACACAGCGGTACCGGGAGAGGGCGTGGCGGCTACCCCGAGGACCCCGGTAGAGCCCCGGCAGGTGCACGCACCCCTGCCGGGGCTCCTCGCATTTCGGCACTGAAGAACGGACTGAGATGACGGCGGTACTCGAAGCGCCCGTGAAGCCTGCCCTGCGGCCCTACCAGGCGGCCGGGGTAGCGTTCCTACGGGAGCATCCCAGGGCATACCTGGCAGATGACCCCGGACTCGGAAAATCCAGACAACTCATAGAGGCCTCCGAGGGCCGGACGCTCATCCTGGCCCCCGCGATGATCCTGGACTCCGGGACCTGGCGGAACGAGGTGAACCGGTGGGCGGATGACCCCTCCCGGTTCACCTACGTCCCCTACACGTCCCTGTGCCAGCGGGTCACCATCCCCGGCGACATCGTCTACACCAAGAACGCCACCGGCCAGCGGGTGCCCGCCCTCACCAAGACCGGCGACTTCAAGCGCACCCGGGCCAGGGTCACCGTGGTCCCCGAGCCCCGCCCCGAGTTCAACCAGCACTGGGACACGATCATCTGCGACGAAGCCCAGCTGCTGAAGGGCCGCAAGACCTCGTGGGTGGACGCTCTCAAGATCCTCTCCCAGATGTGCGACCGGCTGTGGATGGCCTCCGGCACCCCGATCTCCAACTTCGCCCCCGAACTGTTCTCCCCGCTCCAGCTGCTTTACCCCCATCTGTGCGGTAATGGTCAGAAGTTCGGTTCGTACTGGCGGTGGATCAAGGAGTGGTTCCACGTCGGCGCCTCCCACTGGGACCCGAACGCGCGCGAGATCGGCGACCTGCTGTGGTGCAACCCGGACTGCCTGGAGCGCCCCGCCTGGGACCCGTGCGAGCACTACGAGATGTTCTTCCGGCAGAACCTGGGCGACCTGTACATCCAGCGACTGCGGGACGACGTGCTCCCGGACCTGCCGCCCATGGAGATGCAGACGATCTTGACCCCGATGACGTCGAAGCAGGGCGTGCAGTACCGGAAGATGAAGAAGGAGTGCCTGGCCTACACGCTGGACGGCAAGATGCTGGTGGCCTGGTCCAAGAGCGCCGCCCACGTGAAGCTGGATCAGATGGCCACCGGGCTCGGAGTGTTCACCGGAGGCACCGAGGAATCCGGGAAGCTGGAGCAGCTGAAGTTCGACCTTGCCGAACGCTCCCGGCCCACACTGGTGGTGGCCCACTACCAGAACACCGTGACCGCGTGCGCCGAGGTGGCCAAGCGGCTGGGCAAGAAGGTCGCGCAGATCGACGGGCGCACCTCCAAGGACGACCGGCTCAAGTTCGTCACGGACTTCCAGGCGGGCAAGCTGGACGTGCTGGTGGGCTCCCTGGAGACCGTTTCGGAGGGTTTGACCCTGACTGCGGCGGATATGGTGATCTTCGTTGAGCACAGCTGGAAGCCGTCCAGGAACCAGCAGGCACTGCGGCGTGTCCACCGGCTCGGGCAGGACCGCCCGGTGCTGGCTCTGGACTACGTGACCCCGGAGTCCGTGGATGAGGGCAAGCGGGAGCTGCTGGCCACCAAGCTGGATCGGCAGATGCGCACCCTCAGCTGGGGCGTTGTAAAGGCCCTCCTGTAGGTGGTAGGGTAGATATACCCAAGAGACACCCACCCGAGGAGACTCCCATGACCGAGAGAACTGTGTACGTCGTCGCACCGTCCCGTGAGAAGGCCGAAAGCGTCCTGATGCACCACAGCACCAACGCAGACGTCTTCGTGATGTCCGACCCCGACGACGCAGACGACATCAGGCGGGCCGCGAACGGCAAGAACCCGATGGACCCGAAGACGTTCATGGTTTTCCCGGCCCGGGTCACCGTCGAATTCCTGGAGGACTGAGCAGTGCCGAGCATCACCCGTCAGGCGCCCGAAACGCCCCTGATCGTCCGGGGACGGCCGATGCCCGTGGTCTACCCCCGTGCCAGCGACGAGGACGCCGTGGCCATGGGCCTCGACCCGGGCGGCAAGGACGGCGATCCCGAGGGCGGCCACATCGGCGTGACTCTGGGATGCCGCGACCTCACCGAGACGCCCGAAGGCTGGGTTGTCCAGGGGCGCGGCTGGAGGGTCTACGAGACCTTCGAGATGAACCCCGAGGAGTTCATCCGCTGGTTCGCCATGAACACGCCGGGCATCGACGTGATCTACGGCGAGATGTTCCGGCCGGACAAGAAGCGGGCCCACCTGCTGGTCGGATCCTCCATGCCCACCTCCCAGCTGATCGGCTGGGTGCGCATGCACTGCATCCTGTACGCGCCGCACATCCAGGTGAACTGGCAGCCGAACACGGTCCTGACCGGGCCGACCTCTGCGATCTTGCGGGATCACGGGATCAAGCCGGTGTCCCCTCCCGGGAAGAACGCCGCCCGGCACAGCACAGGGGACCACCAGCGCAGTTCTGAGCTGCACTTCTGGCACGGGTTGATCAGGGCTGGGCTTGTCGAAGGAATTAGCTCTGACATAGGGTAGATAACACTACGCCCCGTATACCACAGGAGAAACGTTATGACAGCAGTCGCCGAGAGCACATGGATGGAGAAGCGCACCCGCCAGCACGCTCTGTACCCGCGCCAGGCGCAGGCCCTACAGCTTTACGCCCGGGGACTCAAGTACGCCGACATCGCCAAGGAGCTGGGTCTCGCGGTCGGCACCGCGCGATCGTACGTCGGAGCGTGCCGTACCGCTCTCGGCGCGAGCAGCCCCACGGAAGCCGTCCGTATCGCCATCGAGCGCGGCTACATCGAGGCACCCACAGCCTGACCCTGCATCACGAGGGGGCACCGGATCACCCGGTGCCCCCTTTTGCATGCCCGGATGCAGGACTCCAGCAGGACTTGTTGCAGGGCTATTTACGCGTATGATCAGAGGCATCCCCGGTAACTACCGCCTCTGGTGGCCCCGGAGTACTAGGGCCCCTCACGCGGGTTGCTAGGATAGAACCATCTTCCCCTGCTGCTCCCGGAGACCCCTCATGACCACCCCCATGCCACCGCTCAAGGTGAGCTATTCGGGCCTGACCACGCTGCGGGACTGCCCCCTCAAGCACTGGCTGCACTACAACCAGGGCTACCGGGTCATCGACAAGGACCCCAAGCTGGACCTCGGCTCCGCCTGGCACGAGTGCGTCCTTGAGAACCACTACAACGTGATCAAGGCCTACCAGGACCACACCCTGGACGGCCGCTCACCGCAGCGGGGCAGTGCCGAGGAAGAAAGCCTGCTCTCCGTCGCCCGGGACACCGTAGAAGCCGCCCTCACCGCCGCCCTCAAGGGTGAGCAGTACAGCAGCCTCTACCCCGAGGACTACGACGTCCTGCGCTGGATGTACGCCGGATACACGACCCACTACGGCTGCGACCCGCAGTGGCGGATCCTGGACGTCGAGCACAAGGGCCTGGTTCCCCTCGGCACCATCACCACCCCCAAGGGACCCCGGGACGTCGTCCTGGACTACCGGATCGACCTGGTAGTGGAGGACTTCGACCTTGGCGGGATCTTCGCCATCGAGTCCAAGTCCGCCAAGAGCCTGTCCAGCCGGTTCGCCATGGAGCTGGACGACCAGACCGGCCTGTACGAGTGGGCGTTCCGTTCCAGCGATCACCCGCAGGCCAAGGCCATCAACGGTTGCGTCCGCTCCGAAGCCAAGAAGGCGATGAACGCGGGCGACAAGCCGGGCGCCACCAAGGGCAAGGCACAGACCCTGGAGCAGCGCCACCAGCGCCTCCTGATCCCCCGGGGCACCCAGGAGCTGGAGGCCATCCGCAGGGACGCTCTCGCGGCCACCCAGGCGGCCTACGGCGGCAACCTCCCCATCTACAGCGGCCCGAATCCGACCGAATGCCAGTGGAAGTGCCAGTTCAAGGAGGTCCACATCCTCCTCCGCAAGGGCGGCACCGCCATGCCCCAGCTGATGCGGGACTTCGGGTTCAAGCAGGTTCCCACCGAGTTCAACGGCATCGCCGAGTAAGGAAACCCCCCATGCCCGCACGCAAGGGTGCAGCGCACCACCTGGCCGTTCTCACCGACGAGATCGTCCGGGACGCCCGCAAGCAGTACCGCCAGGGCGGCGTCACCATCGCCGAACTCGCCGAGGAATACGGCTGCAAGCGCACCGCGCTCAGCCGCGCCATCCACGGGAACACCT